TAGGAATAGTTTAACAAACTCGTCTGGTACACCAGATAATGATATAGATACATTCTCTATACCATTATTGTTATTCTCAACAACTGAACTAACACTTAATAGTCCTTGTGCTGCCAAATAAGTGATACCGCCGTGAGTTAAGTTTCTACTGAAGTCAGTTAAGTATGTTGGGTTAGCAGGGTCTACTAATACCTCAACGAGTGTTGCGATACTATTAAAAGACTTTAGGCTTTCTGTTTTCGCTGTGCTTGTGAATCCTCTACCTGCCATATCAATCCATCCATTGTTCTGTGAACTTTATCTTAAATCCATATAACAACGCACTGTTTACATCAAATTGTATATCGGATGAAGCAAATATGGCGTGTAATGGAATATCTTCGCTAAAAGTATTTAGTGTAGTTGAAGAAGTGATGCCTGAGAGCAGAGCAGGCTCAAATCGTATTCTACAATTGCCTGAACTATCACTACCACCATCGGCTGCTACAATATAAATCTTCTTTGAACCACTAGGCTGAATGAAGTTACCACCTTTAATTGCTGTCGTTAAGTTGTTACCAAATCCATTAAATATCGCTGTTCTTTGTCCTGCCGCAACTGTTCCTGTTGAAGTATGAAGTGATCCATCCGTAATATGATTGGAGTCGTTAATCAATTCTTTTGGCACATTCAACTTGAATGCTTTCGCTTGTCCGCCCATTGCGTTAAAGAATGCGATGAATGGTTGAACTTCATCAGCAGACATAGGAGCATAAGCATACTCCAATCTAATTCTATGAGCACCTAGACTTCTTCGTTGTGTTGTTAACGCATTTGTCTGTGAGGTTAATGTTGCTTGTTCTATAGAGATACTAATATCAGTTGGAACTGGCGCTCCTTGTGATGGTCCAGGGAATATCCTAAGACTAGTGTCGGTACTGTCTATCGTTAAATCATAATTTGTTAATGCCATTTATATTCTCCTTAACCAAGTGGTCCTGCTCGTCCACTTGTTTGGTATGCTTCTTGTATCACACCAGTAATTATATTCTTGTTCTCTATTAGGAACTCAATACCATCTCTCGTAGATACTGCGTTAATGTTGAAGTTAACTTCTAATGGAGCACCTTCACCACTACCACTTAACATTCTCTTTGATGAGTTGTTACTGAATACTCTCGTGTTTGATGAAGGAACAATCAACTCAGGACCATTCTCACCAACTATAGATGGTTGTCCACTTGTCGCTAATCCACCACCAGCAAACATTGGTATACCCATCATCGCCATCAATGGCTTAACAATCATCGTCTGTATAATCGCTTTAGCAATCATCTTAAAGACCATCCCTGCCATACTTCTTAGCCCATCAAATACTGATGTTACGCCACTGAACATATCATAAAAGGTATCACCGATGGAACCAGCCATACTTTGGAATCCTGACTGAATAGCGCCTTGAACTTCAACTGCTTTACCCATCGCATTATCCGATTGTAGCCCGAAGTATTCCATTGCGTCAGCAGCCTCTGTGATAGTGATTGTGCCATTGCCGTATGCTTCGTTAATTCGTGCCATATGAATACCGTTAATCTCTAACTGGTCATTCGCTTCAAGCAATTCTTTGGTATAACTTTTTAATTCTTTCTTTGCTCTATTCATTGGTAGTGATGGGTTAGCATCTATGAAGATCTTGTTTCTAGCATAATAACCGCTCATCTTATCGTATTCTGCGATAGAGCCATCAACTGCTTCTTTCGTTTTGCCAATCATACCATCTCGTTGAATATCAAACCAAGATAATATCTCGTTAACCATATCTGGGATAATAGAGTGTGTTACTGCTTCATCTTTCATAAATCCGAAGAAGCCCAATACACCATCAACAGCATCTTTCGTACCTGATATCATACCACCAGTCATATCGTCAAACTTACTACCAACAGCGTCAGCCATTCCTGATACTGTATCGCCAACACCACTTGCCATATCGGAGATTGTATTCTTAAAGTCTATAATGGCTGTGATAGCACCCGTTATCTTTTCTACTATCAGTTGAATAGTATCTTTAACAGTTACAATCGCTGTCTTTAACTTAGGGAGTGCTTTCTCATATAATGGCATCATAACATCAAAGACTTTGCCTAAGATATCAAATAATAATCCAAGAACAGGGACAATCACATCACTGAACAATACGCCAAGTATCGCCCATATAGGCTCCATCTTGGTTAACGCACTTGATACTGTATCTATGATTGCGGGCATTGCCGCTAATATGTTGTCTGCTAAGTCTACTAATACAGGCATAAGAGGCTGTAACGCATCAGTGAATAGTTGTCCGAATGCTTCTTTCATTCTTCCCACTGTATCGTTGAACTTCTCTGCGTTCTCTGCGGCACCTAAGTCAACAATGTTTGAATGTTTCTTAACATCAGCGAGTGTAGCCTCTAAGTCGCCTGCTGTTGTATTCAGTGACGCGAACTGAGCCGCTATCTCTGGTCCTGCTTTACCACCAACAACTTTACTGAACTCTTCCATATTAATGGTACCGTCATTCAGTGCGTTCGTCATTGCGATAAGCAAATCAGGTCCTGTCTTTAATCCACCATTCGCTGTAAGGATACTATCGCCCATCTTATCGGTCACTTTAGCAAAGGACTTCTGTCCTTCGGTACCCATCTTCAGTTTAGTAGATACATTCAACAAGGCTCTTTCGTAGGTATTCGCGTTGATACCTGCTTCGCCCATTGCTTTGCCTAATACTTGGAATCCTTCAAATGCTTCACCACTTGTGGCAGCACCTGCTTTTCTGGCTGACTTGGCTAACTCGTCCATGGAGTCAATCTTATCACCAACAATCTTAACAGCCGCAAAGGCACCAGCGGCTAACGCTGCGGCACCAATTGCTGTCTTCATCCCGCCCCATTTGCTTGAGGCACCCTTTACTTTGCTATCTAGTTTATCAACATTTCCGTTAATACCCTTTAGGACCGTGCTTGCCTGGTCCGTTGCTTTGATGATTAAATTCATTTCGCTCATTCTCTCTCCTCATAACCTCAAAATATGCTGACCAGTATGTTACTTCTAATGCTGGTAGTCGCATCACCTCAACAACAGACATCTTTAATTCGTGGGCTATATGAAAAATAACAAGTAGACCACGATCCTCTATTAGTTTTTTACTGGGTCTGTGTCCTCATCTGCTTCCGAGTCACCCATTGCCGTAACAACTTTTAATATAACTGTGGGATCTACTTCACGCATAATTTCCGACTTCTCTACTAACTTGAATATCTTACGACCATTCTCGTCTAGTGCCCTCATAATCATCATTTCTACTAATGCTTCTGCTGACTTGCCGTTTGCTTGTAATTCAATAACCTTGCTTTGTTGAGCAAAATTAAGACCACTAATATTCCAATACACTGTTGTTCCCCATTCAGGGACCTCTAGGTGTGCTTGTCCTTGATTAGCAATCTCCTTAAAATGTTCTTTCGCTTTATTTAATACCGACATAGTTTACTTCCTTTTCTTATTCATCTTATATTTGCCGTTGTTGATATTCTGTTGTATAGTCCGCTTCGCTGGAGCAGTCATACCATTTCGTGCTTGGGATGAATGACCATCTTCAAGTCTACCAATATACGGAACCTTGTTTTTTATTGTTGAACCTTTTACGGTTTGATTAAGTCGCCACCCACTACGAGCATTGCCTGTTTTATAAGGCGTTTCTCGTTTCAACTCATTGTAATAATCCTTAGCCATTTCACTGGTTAAGGACCGGAGTCCGTCTTTAAGTTTTTGCTTTAAGTCGGATGATCCAGTTAGTTTCATTGTTACACTCATAGTGGGCTTTAACCTATTTGCTTATGTTAACGCGCTGTTGCCTTGGATAGATACAGACATTTCTGCCATACCATCGTGGGACTGTGAGCGAGATACGCCAGTTACAATACCTGTTCCTGTGTATGCTTCTCCGCCAACTTCCGCATAAAAAGACCAACTGTATTCAGTACCAACAGTAATAGTTGCTACTGTTGGAGTGTCTGCCACTAGTGTTGTAGTGAAGTTTTCAACATTTGAAGACGCGCTATCATATGCGATATACACATCTGCTGATGCTGTCCAAGTTTTATGAGTAGTCTTATAAGATCTCACTCCACCTGAACCCATATTGGTATCCTCTACTGTGTCTGCTGATTCCTCAACTGACCAACTGCGTAATTCCGCAACTGTTTCAGTGCCTACCTTTACGGCACCACCTGTTCCTGCTTTTGTAATATTAGCCATTATTCATTCTCCTCGTTTATGCCTAAATCTAAATCTACCTTAGTAGACTTAATTGTTTTTGCTTTTACCTTTTCTTCTTTAACCAATACCCATCCATTATTTGTATGACGAGCAACATCCTTTTCAGGAATACGAGACATCATTTGTCCCTCTGGTGTCTTCATTCTAACTGTTTTCATTATGTTACTCCTCTTTTGAATACATATTTAACTTCTACATTTAATGTGAATGTGCCGTATGGATGCTCTAAATTATCACCCATTCGGACCTCTCTCACTTGCGTATCCTTCGCATAACCATTTCGTGTTCTATCAACATCAAGTTTCTCTTCAATGGCTTCAATCAGTGTGTTAATTGTTTCGTCAATGCTTTTATCATTGGCTTTAACAAACGCAGTTAACTCAACCGTCATAATGCCTTCTCGTAGTATACTCGTTCCACCCATAGTTAAATCACTTCGGCTTTCATTGCCTGCTGTGACTATAATATGAGGGAAGTTTGTTCTTGCTAATCCATAAAACTCGTTCTGGTCCCGAAACATAGGCTCACGGGTTATAGACCCCATCTTCACTGTGTTGATATCTTTTAACTTCAATACCATATCAGCAATTATGTTCTCTCTAACACTCATCGTGTTAACCTATCCACTTTTGTATAAGTCTTTTCGTTCTCTTCATAAGCAGTATCGCCATCACTATCGTAATCCACTCCTGTCTCCAACTCACGCCTGTAAGTCTCCTCATAGCGGTCCCGATAAAAAGCCGACATACCCATAAAGATATCGTCAGGTCTAAAGGAACTTAATCTAGGGAGTATAAAATGGGTCAATGCCACATACACAGTAGTCTCAGTCCATTGGGCGTCATTAAGTTTAGCATCATCAAAGTTACTTGGATGACCGCTCCACCATTCTGCCTTTAATCGTTTGTTAACTGTCGCTGTTGCTCTGGTTAACTCGTTAGTGAACGATGCGACACCGTGCTCAAATATATCTGGTACATAGTCCGTAATATCCGAGTCTGTTGCGTAATTTGCCATTATTCATTCTCCTTTGTTTAAGTATGAGAGGACATATTGTCCCCTCATTCAGGTTGATATTCAACCGTTAATGATTATACATTAACCAGTTTAATACCACGAGTAGCATCAATAACACCAACACCTGCGTGTAATGAAGCAACGATATCGTTACCTACGGCAGCGGCTCTACGCTGAACTTCTAGGTCAACACCTTTGAACATTGCGATACGCACTGCGTCTTTACCGAAGATAAAGCCTTTGTTAGCACCAGAAACATAAGATGAACTGAACATTTGGACTCCACCGATCATACCGATATAGCCATTTCTAAGACCTTCAGTTTGGAAGTCACCACCAGCATAGGCTGCTGAACCGATTGCTTTCAATAGGTTAGCCGCTTCTAATGGAGATAAGATACCAACTAACTGACCGTGCTCACCCGTATCACGGATTTGAACAACTGCGTCAATCACTGAGTTAACAGTCATTGGGTCAGAGTCCGTAGTAGACGCTGTTAAGCCATTCATAGCCGCAATAACATCTGCGTCAAATGAAGCCTGGATTGCGTTACCTAATACACGACCTGTTTCGCTTGTATCAATTCCACCTAAGTCGCGTAGCACATGGCGAGCCGCGTAGATGTTAGCACTAATAGTTACTGAAGTATCAGTAAGAGTTTGTGCTGTGAAGTCACCTGCTACAGTAGTCAAGTCACTAGCAGTAATCTTTTCTGCTGAACCTGAACCCATAACTGGTACTTGTGCTGTGATAGATCCTGCTGGAAGATTTATCATTGGAACAATAGATCCACCCAAGAATAATGAACTCTCGTGTGCTTGATAGATTGTTGCCGCTTTTGTGTTTGTGACCAAACTTTCTAGGTCATATGCTGTATTATAAGCCATTGTTATTTCCTTAAATTAAATTAAATTATATCTTGCCTTGTGCCAACAACTCTTTGTAAGTTGCTCGGTCACTGGCTTTGGATAAATCAAGTGTTGATACATCCAATGTTTTTGTTTTACTCTCCCCTACATTGCCTGTTGAGCCAGCACCACTCGGTCCTGCCCGCAGAAAATGGGGTGATGAATCCAAGAAAGTATTAACTAAGGAATCAATAGAGATTGGTGTTGCTGAATCCGTATCATACATCACTTCGCCTCTCTCGTTAAGCACATGGACTTCACCTTCTTCGGATAGTTTTACGCGACCTTGTAGCAATTGTGCTACTTGCTCTGGGTTTACAGCATTTCTGCCACCCGCGGCTTTCAATATAGCGCCTTCTATCTTCTCTTTGTGAAGTTGTCCGCTCAAGGTACTAAATCTTTCTTCAAACTTAACTTTTTGTTCGTTAAGAATGGTTTCAAATTCACCTCTTGCTTTCTGTTCTTCTACTCTTCCTAATTCTTTTTCTTGTTTCAACGATCTATACTCATTTAAGTTAACATCATCGTATTTCTTAGATTGTTTTGCCAATCTACTTTTTACAATGGCATCTACTTCCATTTGAGTGAATGATCTATCCTGATCTAATTCAAGTGAAGCGTCAGTGACTTCTGTGTTCGTGTCTTGCCCTACTGATGTGTCTATCGTAGTCATAGTATCCTCCAAGGAGTGGTTAATAAATTAAAGCAATATGCTCTAATAGTAATATTTATGCTTGTTAGTATGCGTCAGTTGGAGTAACGATTAGTGGAGTAGTATTGTCTATTTCTTCTACAATAGTCTCCAATACATCACCATTCTTCACTACAATCATCGCAATCTGCTTGTCTAATTCTCTATTAAGCGATGCGCTTGATAAATTCATTTCTCTAACAGTCTTGTAATTGGCTAAATCGTTATTCTCATCACGCAAGTCAAACTTCTTCTTATATTCAATTCTAAATGTATCATCAGCAGTTACGCCAGTCCACAATTGGTATAAATTCCATATCTTCAATTCTAATCGCTCTAATGAGTCCGCTTTATCACCTAATCTCGTATTCAACATACTAAATTCAGTTTGTAGAGCAACTCCACTCTTAGCAACAGTCTTTTGTCCGACAACTGCTTCTAAATGCGTCATCTTCATAATCATTGTTTGGTGTTCTTTCAACACTTTAATGATTGCGTCAACATTCGCACTTGATGGTTGAAGCAAATACGGCTTCAATTCACCAGGCAGAGTTTCGTCCATTGTGATAATCGCACCAGCACCAGCAGAAGCATCCGTTGAAGCAGTCTTAACCAATGAAGGATGTGAACTTATGCGGATTGCTTGTTCCGCTTCGCTCATTAACCCGAAGATTGCTTGTTGTATCTTAGCAACATCGGCTAAGTCACTGTTACCTAGACCTCTAATATGAGATGGGTTCGCTTTAAGCATACTGAATGGAATACGACCAATGCCATTAGCAACAGGCTCTTCCATATATAAATCATCTGTCTCTTTATCAAATATATAACGAGTGATTGTCTCTTTAGTCCATACTCTAATAGTCAAGGCATCATCCGTATCGGACTCTACTTGCTTCAAGTAATCTAATTCATAACGACCATTAACTCTTGTGTAATTCCAATCCATAATATTCTCTGGACTGATTAACTGAGCGTATGGGCGTATTCCTAAAGCAATCTCTTGCTCAAGTGTTAGGTTCTCTTCTGTTTGTGGCTTATCAACCAATATCCAACAGTGACCATAAATCATAGCAAGAGAGTTTGCCTCTTTCATAAATTGGTCCAAGTCTGTACCATCTAAATCAACATCGTTGATGAAGTCTTGTGTATATGGCAGATTGCTTAGGTTACCTAGTGTTCTTGTAGGTAGAGTCCTGAATAAGAATGCTCTATATGTGTCCACTACAAGTTTACAACTGTTTTCTAACGCAGTGTAATTCAATCTTGCTGAATACTGATCGCCAGGTTGTTGTCCTTCATTCATATACTTTCTAAGCATTCCTAATGAAGCATCTCTGTAATCAAATCCGCCGTTGAATGATGCCCAGAAGTAACGCCATCTTGGTAGATGTGTCTCATAGACCGAATGTATGTTGTGTATTGTCTCTTTTGTTAAAGACATATGTTTTCTCCTTTAATACATCCCAAATGTTTGTTGTGTTTTGGTTTCAATATTTCTTGTTACAGGGAACAAGAGATCTACACCATATCCTAACGCATCTGGGAAGTGCGAATAGTCTTCTTTGCCACTCGTATCTGGCACCAATGTTCCTTCTTTATAACTGAACCGAGATAGACACTTAATTAACTGTCTACATTTCGGATCAATGAACAATCTTACTTCTTCATTAGTATTTAACAATAATGAGTTAACACTGTTTATCCTATCTTTCACTGCTGGATGACGAGGTTTATACCTTACATTCCATCCAGCATTCTGTAGTATAGAGATATCTGTTCTACCACCAGCACTGGTTCTTCGCTGAACACCAGCAGGGTCAGGGAAGCAAGTAACTGAATGCTTCGGATATCTTCGCTTAACTTCTTGGATCATCTCATCCGTATTTGATGACCATAAGCATACTTCGTCAATCACATGGAGTCCCGTTGCTGTCGGAACAACAATCAATGTAGCCATAGGACTTACATTAAAATCGGTCATCACATATATACTCTTCAATTCATTTACAAAGCCAGTATACTTCTTTACATTGTTCTCTGGCTTGAACGAGTAATATACCACATTTGTCGCAGTGGTGAAGGACGCTAAATATTCCTGAGAAAAGGTTTTCAAATCCAAATCTCTCTTCGCTGCCTCTACTTCTTCTTCTGGTACATTGCCGCCTTCTAAAGTAGTGAAACTCCATGCTCCCCAATTATCATCAGTCATCGCCATATCATACAGGTCTTTGAAGTGGTTACCTACACCTTTTGGTGTTCCTAGCATCAACGCACTACCTGGTGGTGTTTCCGCCGATAATGTAGGTCTTAATACTTCTGTCCACGCTTCTGGCTTAATATCCGCAAATTCATCTATACAAATAAATGAAACCCCCATTCCGCGTAATGAGTCCGGGTTGTCTGCTCCTCTTAACATTATAATACTACCGTTAACCAATTGTATCTCAAGTCTGGACTCATTAATCTTCTCTACCCAATTCAATTCTAATAACTTCTTCTTCAATGGTAGCCAAACTATATTCCGACACATCTGGTATGTGGGCGCAACATACATCACTTTCTTTCCAGGTATACGAGCAAATTTTGCTAACTCACGCACTGCCAATACACTTTTTCCAAAGCGTCTCCCTGCCGACACCACACGGAACCTTTTTCCGCTATCTGCTATCTTCTGTTGTGCGTTAGTGAGT